GATAGTAACAGCAAAAATTAACAACACACTTCTCTTGAAAAGAAAAGGAACGGTTCGACTCCGTAGCCGCAAGGTTTGGTGTAACGGTAGCACTATGTTAAATTCTATCCTGTTTATTTTGTTGGCGGATTGTGTAATGGTAGCACAACAGACTTTGACTCTGTTAGCCTAGGTTCGATCCCTAGTCCGCCTGCCAGCTATGGTGTTAGTAGTGTAGTGGTAACACACCTGTCTGTGAAACAGGTAACCAGGGTTCGATTCCCGCTTTCACCCCAAATACAGTTCCTTAGTTTAATGGTAGAACAGTGCGTTGACATCGCGCAGACAAAAGTTCAATTCTTTTAGGAACTACCAAATTTTGCCCCTGTAGTATAATGGATAATACACTGGTCTACGAAGCCGGGGATTGTGGTTCGATTCCATACAGAGGCACCAAACAACATGCTCTTATAGTTTAATGGCAGAACACTCGCTTGGTATGTGAGTAATCGTAGTTCGATTCTACGTAGGAGCACCATACCGCTTTCGTTCAATGGATAGGACAACATTCTTCTAAAGTGTGAATAGTGGTTCGATTCCACTAAGCGGTACCACTAGATCAAAGTTCTATTGCCCCACTGGACAAATTGGTAAAGTCATCTCTCTCAAAAGGAGAAGTTCTCCCCGTTCGAATCGGGGGTGGGGTACCAAATTTATTTTTTACATGTAACCAATATGCATAGGCAAAAGTCAGCAAGTGCAGTATAATAAGCATTGTTAAGCAAATGCGAGAGTGGAGAAATGGTATACTCAGGAGACTTAAAATCTCCCGTCGAAAGGCATGCGGGTTCGAGTCCCGCCTCTCGCACCAAAATTTAGTATCATTAGTAAGGGACTAAGGCTTATTAAGCGACCGTAAAAGGAATTGTACTGATGTGGAAAGTTAGTGCATATTACATCATAGATGTATTGCTTGTTTCAAAATGACGGCGGCGTTAATAGCGTACAATGTTGAGGGACAATAGGCTCCATGTTAGGCTAGACTAGTAGAGCAAGTGCTATTAACACTTGGGATGCCTTGGGACTCATCGAGTCTAAACCAAAATCTCTCAAGTCCTTTACTCATGATACTCGTTATAGTTCAATGGATAGAACAAGTTCCTCCTAAGAATTAGATACAGGTTCGATTCCTGTTAACGGGACCACAATTTATTCAATAAACGTGACTTGGATTGATTCTTTAGTAATTGTTGGGAAAACAAATGATGAATCAAGATGATGGATTCTTCTATTTTTATTAGAATCAGAATATCCAATCCCCATCATTAAAACAACGTTTGAATCTGTACCGAGGATTTCTTTAATCCCGTCGTTGTTAAAACATGCACAGCAACCTGTTCCGTAGCCAAGCATTGAACCTAATAAGTTTAAGTACCCGGCAGCAATGCCAGTCGCCATATGACGATCTCTTTCTAAAGTAGAACTAGTATCGGCATGTACGGCTTCTTTGTACCATTGACCGTAGCCCTTATTTTCAGTAAAAACAAACAAGACATTGGCTAGTGTTTGACTATTAGTCATTTCACGACCGTTATAATTAAATCCAGTAGTTTGTTTGTGAATTTTTTCAATAACTTCTCTATTGGTAATGACGTGAATTTTATAAAATGAAACGTTCTGCTTGCTTGGGCAATTTGTTGCCGCAAAAACTAAGAGATCTAAATCTTCTTTGGGCATCGACTTAGAAAGGTCCCAATTTCGTTGGCAGTGTTGACTTTTAATGACAGCTTTTTTGACTTGATCTAGTTGCATAGGGAATCCTGTTTAAAAATGTATTTATTAAAAAATAAGTACACTGAAATCTTTCAATCAATATAATACCATATAAATATAATCAAGTATTTAGGTAACCTATACAAATGAATAACATAAACTGCGTTCTACCCTTTCATCATCTTTTTATTGGTCCTGGGAATGAAATCAAACCCTGTTGTATGTTCAATCTAGAATTAAAGAACGAAGTTAAGTACTCAGGTAATGAAGATAAGTTCCAAAGTGATGATTTTGAAAGTATACGGACACGCATTAGAAACAATGTCCCAGTCAACGGATGTTCAAGATGTTACCATCAAGATACCATGTCTGGCAGTAGCTACAGAACTATTTTCCTAAAAAGATACAAAGATACAACCGGGATTGACTTTATCCCGCCTGACAAAGCAGAGCTAGTATTTTTAGAAATCTCTTTTAGTAATATATGTAACAATCGATGTAGAATGTGTAGTCCAGTGTATAGTACTAATTGGTACAGTGATGCAAAAAAACTTGGAACACATATACCAGTTAAGGGTGTGATTGAAACTGATACTACTTTAAAAAATTTAGATTTAAAAAAATTAAAATTTATTAAGATTTCAGGTGGAGAGCCTTTAATGGAACAACAAAAAATTATTAATCTATTAAACAATTGTTCATTAGAAAATATTAGTCTTTTTATAAACACTAATGCTACAATACTTCCAATCCCTGAATTAATAGAATTATTTAAAAAATGTCAAAGTGTAGAAGTGAATCTGAGCATTGATGCGTATGGCAATTTAAATGACTTTTTAAGAAAAGGAAGTAATTGGGCAGAAGTAGAAAAAAATCTAAAGTGGTTCTATGATAATTTTGAAAAAATTAGAATACATAGTACAATAACTGCTTACAATGTAAATTGCTATGATCAACTTATTGATTATGTAAAAACTAATTTTCCAAGAATTAATCATGATTTTATGATGGTGTTTGAACTTGATTGGATGAAAGTTTCAAACTTGCCAGATAGTGCAAAGATAAAAGTTCAAGAAAAGAACATAGCACTTAAAGAAAAATATAATTTACCAATTACTGATTTTATTTTAAAAGATTTAAATTCTCAAGGTAATATACAATCATTCTTGACAATGGATGAAAAATTGAACAACATAAGAAATGAAAGCTGGGAAATCTGTAATAAAGAATTGTACGATTGGGTACACCTTTAAAATAACGGGCCTTTGGTGAAATGGATATCATCTCTGTCTTCGAAACAGAGGGTGGGAGTTCGATCCTCTCAAGGCCCGCCAAAAATAAAGTCAAATAATTGTTGACAAACAGTTGAAATCACTATATAATTGCACTATGGAAATATTAATTGTTCTAATTTGGCTACAGGTAAAACATTGGATTGTAGACTTTGTTCTGCAAAGTGATGCACAGATAAAAGGCAAAGGCCTATACGGAAATCGTATAGGAATCAGTCACAGTTTAGAACACGTAATTGGTACATTGGCGGCATTGTCCGTAGCAAGTTTTTACGTAGAACTTTCAGTATTTTGGATTATAGTAGCAGCCGCTGTAGATGGTGTATTACACTATCACATTGATTGGGCAAAAATGAATTGGGGTAATAGAGATATTACCACTAAAGCATTTTGGAATCATTTGGGTTTAGATCAAATGGCTCACCAAATTTGTTATTTGTTTTTAATCATTGTATTATTTTAATCTATTGACATTGCTCTTAAGTGATGTTATAATAGATACTTGTTCATTAAAAATTTAAAAGTTAATATGCTCGGTTCGTCTATCGGTCTAGGACACCGCCCTTTCACGGCGGGAAGAGGGGTTCGATTCCCCTACCGAGTACCATATTAAAACACATTAGGCAACATCCGAGAATTCTGGAATCGTAAGGTGGCATAGCCCCTAGTGTGTTTTAATATGTTATGCCCCGATGGTGGAATGGTAGACACGCTGGTCTTAGAAGCCAGTGCCTAGTGCGTGAGAGTTCGAGTCTCTCTTGGGGCACCAAGTATATGGAGTAGAAGCATCAATGGTGATGCAGTGGACTGTAAATCCGCCGCCTTCGGGCACGCCTGGTTCGATCCCAGGATACTCCACCAAATTAGGAAGCGTGGCAGAGTCCGGCTTATTGCAACAGTCTTGAAAACTGTCGTGTCGAAAGGCACCGTGAGTTCGAATCTCACCGCTTCCGCCAAGTTTTGTTTATGTGTGTACGGTTATCCATATGTGAGTAGCGAGCTAACCAAGTCGCTTGTTACTGTACCTGATGCCCGTAGCAAGTCTGGCTCCATGCCAGACTCAGCGCATGCCTTGGATAGCATGTGACGATAGACAAATTTTTTATGGAGCATTGGCCGACCGGTTAAGGCAACAGATTGCTAATCTGTCATTCAGCAATGGGTGAGTAGGTTCGATTCCTACATGCTCCGCCATTATTTTTAAAAAGGTAAAATATGATGAAACCAACTAGTACGTACAAGATGAGTAGCATGACCAAAGCAAGTTTAGCACTATCCAAATGGAAAGATGCACATGCTCACGGTCAATGGAAACGTGCAATGATTGATGCAGAATTGTGCAGTAGAGTAATTGTCAAGACACGTGATCGTAACAGCAATGACAAGCGACCACAAGGTACCGCGTCATATGTAACAACAAGTAATAGCGCAACACCGGCAGTAGAATAAGACCCATTCCGCAGTAGCTCAGTTGGTAGAGTAGAAGACTGTTAATCTTTTGGTCCGTGGTTCGAGCCCACGCTGTGGAGCCATACCCCCGTCTTACTATTTCTACGTTAAAGAAATAGCGTCCCTGAAACGATAGAACAGGGGGTACACTAGGACCTGACCTCACAGTCCCTCTTTAGGGGATACTGGAAACTGCCTAGGGTGAGGTATAACGCCTTTTCCAAAAGAACAAATGTTGTGGACAGAGTAACCGCTCAGTCTAGGGCTCTTGTGGTGAGAGTAGCTAGACACTTTATAAATGCTTTCTGTTGCTGAACTACACTGGAGAACACGAACCTTTTTCAATTCTAGAAAGAACAAGGAGTGCCAGGAAGATGAGGAGTTTGGCGGGTGCGGTTCGACTCCGGCAGAGAGCACCTATAAAGTTATTTTAATCAAATGCATTTTTCCCAAACATAGTTTGGGTTGTAAGGACTACACACCACCGTTGTGAAAAGTGTAAAGTGTGTTTGATTAAAGTTATCGCGGGGAGGGTCCGGTCACCAGCGTGGTCTCATAAGCCATTGCCATCCTTGGTTCAAATCCAAGCCCCGCAACCAGTTTGTACAATAAGTAATTTTATGCCCTCATAGCTCATTTGGTAGAGCAGCCGCCTTGTAAGCGGCAGGTGGTCAGTTCGAATCCGACTGAGGGCACCAGTATTAACCGTGTGTAGCTCAGCCTGGTAGAGCTCTGCGTTTGGGACGCAGTGGTCGCATGTTCAAATCGTGTCACACGGACCATGGGGGATTAGCTCAGTTGGGAGAGCGACTGGTTTGCAACCAGTAGGTCGCAGGTTCGATCCCTGTATCCTCCACCAATTTTAGGAAATACAAATGCAAATACGTGTAAAAGAAAATGCAAAAGAGTTTGGTAAATGTGGGTGCGGTCGTAGCCCAACAGGCTACTGTATTGGATGGCATGGACTAAATGAAGAAGAATTTGCACAGCGCAAAGAACTTTACGAAACAGGTCAAGTAGACTTGGCTGGCAAAGAAATAAAATAAAATCACCGCGGGGTTCGTATAGTGGTAATACCTTAGCCTTCCAAGCTAATGCTGAGAGTTCGATTCTCTTACCCCGCTCCACTTAATGCCAGCGAGACTTGGTAGTCAGAGAGGTCTTATATACCTTTTAGCGCCAGATTAGCGTTCTTGATAGGGTTCGATTCCCTACGCTGGTACCAAAACGCTTGACACAGTGCAAGTAGTTTGTTATAATAGTTACTTACTTAGGAGATAACATGACTACACGATACTCAAGTCGAGGCCCAGAGATTGACACAGACAAATGTGTTAAACTCACAAATCAAAATAGATTTCAATTAGTTCTAGTGGCCGCTGTGCGAGCACGTGAAATCAAACGTGAAGCAGTCAAAAGCGGTGACTACAAAATGTTGCCCATTGTGTCAGCACTTCTTGAAATACAAGAAGGCAAAATTGACGCAAATGAATATTTGAACAAGTTAAGATAAATTTGCATCCTTAGCTCAGGGGTAGAGCGTCTCCTTTACACGGAGAGGGTCCGCGGTTCGAAACCGTGAGGATGTACCAATATGTGGCGGTGGCAGAGAGGCCCATTGCAACGGATTGCAAATCCGTAAAACCGTGAGTTCAAATCTCACCCGCCACTCCAAGTTTTGCTAGTTTTCTAAAACTAGTTGGTGGTAGTGTCACAAATCATGTGGCCCCTTATTAGGATACTAACAGCAATTTACAATCTTATCCAAGAAGAAAATGTATCCTGTTTAACCAAAATACATAGACAGCAAGCACTATTTGTACTATAATAGATACATAGCAAGGAAACTTGTTAAGAAGTTTTAGGATCGGTACAGCAACATTCATATACTATGAACCGTTGGTCACTGTGGTAGTTAGTGGAGCAGAGTGCGTAAAAACACCGAGCGTTGAAGCTAGACTATTGGAACACACCAACAAGCTCAGAGTGATGGCCTGAGTAAAATAAAAGCAGTCAACAACGATCCTGTTAGTCATAGGATGACTACAGCAATTTAAACTACATCTTAATGCTATAGAAGGTGGTCGGAGGACAGGCAGAAATGCTTTCTAGAAATAGACACTGATGGAATAGATAGGTCCGGAGAATCTGGAATATGATTTACATACAGACGAACATGTAATAGACAACATGAATTGTTGTTAGGGTCTGAGTGCTGTAATTGGTCAGACCAGAAAATAAACAAATTGGCACGATCATCCTGTTAAAGTTTTAGAATGTTAACAGCAACTTTAAATTTCAACTATAATCGAAAATAAAACACATTCTGTAAAGGTAATTAAAATGAACGCATTTGTAAACGCAGTAGCAAATCAAGAAGCCCGTACCGCAAACGGTATGAAGGCTCGTAAGTCAACAGCTAAGGCCACAGTTGACTTGTTCTACAAGATCGGCGCAAGCCGTGGTAAGGACATCACAGGCGACTTCACAGCCGCTTATGTGGAAAACTCAGACGTTGCACTACGCATTGCACAATGGGCACGTGATGTCCGTGGTGGTGCAGGTGAACGTCAACTGTTCCGCGACATTCTAGTTCATCTAGAAAAGCGTGACCCAGACGCCGCTTTGGCTCTTCTAAAGAAGATTCCAGAAGTTGGTCGTTGGGATGACATATTTGTCTTCTCCAACCCTGACCTAAAGTCAGCCGCTTACACCATGTTGGGCGATGCTCTTCGTGCGCAAAACGGCTTGGCAGCAAAGTGGACTCCTCGTAAGGGTAAGATCGCGGCCGAAGTTCGTGCCTTCTTTGGCATGACTCCAAAGCAATACCGTAAGAGCCTAGTTGGTCTTACAAAGGTTGTTGAAACACAAATGTGTGCAGGAGATTGGGACAACATTAACTTCAGTCACGTACCTTCTGTTGCGTCACGCAACTACAAGAAGGCATTCAACCGTCACACAACTCTGTTCGCAGAATATGTGGCCAAGTTGGTAAGTGGTGATAAGACTGTGAAAGTTAACGCCAACGCAATCTTCCCACATGACGTGCTGAAGGGAATCGCTCACAGCTACACCAAGCTGGACAAGACAGAAACTGACCATGTGATTGCACAATGGGACGCTCTGCCAAACTACGTAGGTGACGCAAGTATCCTACCTCTAGTTGACGTAAGTGGTTCTATGACCTGCGCCGCAGGTAAGAACACACAAGTACGTTGTTTGGACGTTGCGGTTAGCCTTGGCTTGTACTTGGCAGATAAGAACAAGGGCGTGTTCAAGGACACATTCTTGACTTTCTCCAGCATGCCACAACTGGTTACTCTAAAGGGTAACATTGTTGACAAGGTAACCCAAATGTCCAAGAGCGACTGGGAAATGAGCACTAACCTAAACGCGGCTATGAACAAGATTCTAGACGTGGCGGTTAAGGGTTCAGTACCAGCAAGCGACATGCCAGCCATGTTGCTGATCTTGTCAGACATGCAGTTCAACCAATGCGCCAAGCACGACGACAGCGCAATGGAAATGATCGAACGCAAGTTCGAAGCCGCAGGCTACAGCATGCCACAGATTGTTTTCTGGAACCTAAACAGTTCAGACAATGTGCCTGTTGCGTCAGACAAGAGTGGTGCCGCATTGGTAAGTGGATTTAGCCCAAGCATCATGACAGCCTTGCTGTCAGCGGATATGGATCAATTCACTCCAGAAGGTATCATGCTTAAGGCTGTAATGGTCCCACGCTACGATATCTAAAAACTAACGTTTTTGAATAGCACCTTCGGGTGCTATTTTTTTAGGTGAATGTGTTGTTGTGAAAATACAACAACTAACTCGTTGACTAACTTTGTTTTTGGTTGTATAATAATGGTATGAAAAAAATATATAATGTAATATGGAAGGACACAAACAATGTTGTTTGTGATAAAGAATTTGATGGTTTAACTCCAGCAATGGACTGGGCCAAGACTTTGAACCACTTTGTCACCATTAAAGGTGGCGAATTTGAAGTGGTTGGTAAGTTTGGAGTGGACAGCGTTCGAGACGGAAAATGTCCAGATGGTGTCGCTTATGATTGGAACAAAGCATCACGTATTGGTGCAACACGGAGAAGATAATGCCTTGGATTGAAAACGTAGCGGCAGATGACATACCAAAAAGATTTCATCACGAAGCCGGAGAGAACAGTATGCTGATCAGTATTGTGGACCCAGCCAGTTGGCGTCCTGTACCTGCACATGAATTCAAAGAGCGTCACAACTTTGAATTTTTGGATGTGGAGGAAAACGACCATGTTGATGACGAAGCAATGAAGTGTAGTCATGAGCAGGCCGCAGAGCTTGTTCGTTTACTGCAACATGCAAAAGAAAATCGCATGAACGTGGTAGTGCATTGCTTTGCTGGTATATGTAGGTCGGGTGCGGTTTGTGAAGTTGGAGTCATGATGGGATTTGCTGATACTGGAAGATTCCGCAGTCCAAACTTGCTAGTCAAGCATCGCATGATGAAAGTATTGGGTTGGACATACGATGCGGATGAAAAGCCCAATATTGACGATTGGCGAACGTTCAAACCTGTTGCGTAAAAACAACACTTATTGCCGTATTCTCTAGTTGACAATCTTAGTTTTTGACTGTATAATATACACATACACTAACAAAACAGGAGTAAGAAATGAAACAAAATCACACCATGTACATCTACAAAACAGATCGCCGTACCAAAAGCGGTGAACGTCTTGTTAGTACTACAGTTTGGCAACACCGCGACGAAGCTGAAATGAAGCGTGAAGTGCGTGAACTTCAATACGAACTTTATCCTACAAGATTGGGTTTCCGTATTGAGTTTCATCCAACCACAGTAACAGTTAAAAATCTAATGACCGGTAAAGACGTCCAAATTGATCGCGACACTCCTTGGTGTTGCAATCCAGCTTCGGAGTCATACTGGTCCATGTAAAGGAGTCAGTATGATGATCGTAGCAAAATTTAAAGATAAGATTGTACAGATTGTTCGGGTTGTTGAGACTGTGCAATTTTCAGAAGATAAGGGCTGGATCTTTATCTGCTTTGACTTTGAAAAGCCTGTGCGTAAACAAGCTGAATTCAAATGGATGAAGTCCAGCGAAACACAATTTGAATGGGTCCGCGAGTTTGCGGAAGAATAAAATGAAAACATGGATCACAAGTGACTTGCACTTTGGTCATGCTAACATTATGAAATTTTGCCCCGTAACAAGGGCAAGATTCAACAATGATGTAAAGTACATGACTGAAGGCATGATTACAGAATGGAATGAAAGAGTGGGCCGAGATGACTTGGTCTACATCTTGGGGGACGTGGCTTTTTGCTCGGCAAGTGATGCGGCAAAGATCATGCGTAGGTTGAACGGTCGTAAGATATTGGTAGAAGGCAACCATGACCGCAAGTTGGTCAAGGATGTGAGTTTCCAAAATGAATTTGAAGAAATTCACAAGTATTTGGATATCAACTATGATGGTCACAAGATTGTCATGTTTCACTATCCAATCAATGAGTGGGATCAAATGCACAGAGGTAGCTTGCAGTTTCACGGACACTTGCATGGCAATGCCAGTGGTTTGGAAAAATATCGAGCCAAAGATGTGGGATTTGATTCTACAGGCGAAATTGTAATCACCATGGAACGTGCTATTGGCAGCATCAAAAACAACGAAGTAAAAGGACACCATGTATGAAAGATGAAAGTCATTTACCCGTAGCAGAACAAAGTCTAGTGTTCCGGTTGCGCAAGCGAGCAGAAATACGTAGGCAGATCAGCTCACGTAAAAGTGTACAAGAAGGTGCAGCCGATCGTTTGGCAGATTTGCTAGACGAGGCTGCTACCAAAATTGAACAATTAGAATCAGATTTATCAATCTTTGCTTTAGACGATTGGAAATAATATGAAATGTTATCAATTGATTGGAGTTCCTGCCTCGGGTAAAAGTACTTGGTTTCATAGCCAAAACTGGACTACGGGTATGGAGTATGTTAGTACTGATCATCATGTTCATGAGTATGCTAAAGCTCAAGGTAAGACTTACGAAGAAGTTTTTAAGGATTACATGCCCACAGCAGTGGACTTAATGGCCGCTGACGTTATTGCCGCTAGAGAGGCAGGACGCGATATCCTTTGGGATCAAACCAGCACCACTGTTAAAAGTCGTGCTCGTAAGTTCAATATGCTTCCAAACTATTGGCACGTTGCAGTTGTATTTCGTACACCTAAAATTGAAGTATTAAAAGAACGATTGGCCAATCGAATAGGTCAACCCATTCCATGGGAAGTTGTACAAGGCATGATTGATAATTGGGAACAACCCACAATCGAAGAAGGTTTCAAGGAAATTTGGTACATTTAAATTGGTGGCTCAGGTCACCAATTTTTTTGACTTTTATTTAAATAGAGTGTACAATAGCATTGTGGACGTGAGTGGAATTGGTAGACCTCCTACTTGGGGTCTGTAAAAAGTAACCAAGTAGGGAATGGCTAGTGATATTATCATGCCTTGGAAGTTCGAATCTTCCCGCCCACACCATTTTTAACACACAGGCACACACAGGCATACAGAGGCTAGAATGAAAAAGTTTGCAATAGTTTTAATGATGATCACATCCACTGCACAAGCGCAATGGAGTTTTGATAATAGTGGTGGTCGTATTTTTGACATGAGTAATAATAATACTAATAAAACTACTATTGAAATAAAGCACGTTGATCAAAAAGATATACAAAAAACTTGCGACACTTTGAGCCGTAAATACGGAAATAGTGGTATTGGTTATGGCGTCTTGGCTTGTACATTTTTCTGGAAAGACAAATGTGTAGTAGTTGTACCCACAAAGGTAGATATGCGAACTATTGGTCATGAAATGATGCACTGTTTCCAAGGCAATTGGCATGCTGGAAAAAATGAATAAAAAAGTAGCAAGTAGTCCTGAACGCCATACCTTCCAAGTTGACGGTGCAAAACGCCGTGCTGAGGAAAATGGAGAAGAAGTTCCAGAACAATATCTTGAGTTTTGGAAAACAGCCAAGCAACAAGATGAAGAAAATCTAGTTGATCCAAAATGGCAAAAGAACAACATGGAATACGATTTGCGCAGTAGCAAAGAACTATGCGACAAGGTCAAAGCAAACGACAACTATGCTCAAAATTTATATGCCGCCATGTGTAACCAGGATTGGCAAAGCAGAGAGTTTTGGCAGGAATTAAAAGGTGAAACTTGGAGTTGCAGTTGGCGCCATGCTGGCGGCATTGTTGCTGACATGCGAGAAGAAGGCGACTATATTGATTGGTACTGTAGTGGTATTGGTAATGAGGAATACGGGAACGGATTAGATGGCACTATACCAGACATTACTGACGGCCGTAACTACGTTCCAGAAGGCCAAGTTACAGAAGAAATTGAATTGGATCTAAACCGTTTGGGCTGGAGACCAGTTTCCATCGAACCGACTATGGATGATTAAGTAAATACGTTATGACTAAAACAACCTATACTGTTGAAGAATTATTTGAAGACATTCCTGGAGATCCAGACAATGTTATTTTTAAAATCCCAGAAGAAATTTGTAAAACACAAGGCTGGAAAGAAGGCGATACTATGAATATCAAAGTAGAAAATGGTGCAATGATTATTAGTAAAGTATGAGTAAAGAACTAATTGAACTTACGGGTGCAATTTTAGAGGTATGCCCCAATAATACTTTTAGAGTAAAAATTGATGATATGGAACACATAATGCTTTGTTATTTGGGCGGCAGGCTCAAGCAACATAAAATTAAAGTTATCTTGGGCGATCGTGTTCGCGTTGAGACAAGTCCCTATGATTTAAACAAGGGCAGAGTAACTTACAGGCTATGAACATGAATACCATACTGGAGCGAGCAAACTCTGTATGTGTGGCCGTAAGAAAAGATTGTGACTTTCCCGTTTCATTTAAAACGTTAATAGCGAAAGCACGCCGACAATTTAAAAAACACGATTTTGATATCTCCTTAAAAACTCAACGTAAAAAATTCTTAGGACCTGAAGAGTTCTATGTCAATGCCTACTATGACGCAGAGGATGATAAAAATCACGAAACTGCCATAGAAGTATTTCTGTATCACAATTTTGAAAATACAGAAACATGGGATCATAAGCACGTTACTGATATTTTAATTCAATTATTCGATGCAGTTGTACACGAATATAGACATCGACGTCAAAGTGTAAAAAGACACTATGCTGTTTATAGTAATCATATTCAAGAACCGTATGTAAACTATCTAGCGGATCCAGATGAACTAGATGCATATGCATTATCCATCACCATAGAATTATGCAGAACTTTGGGAAAATATCGAGCCCTAAATTACATGCATCGATTCACATCACTCAGCCGTTTCAAAATTCAAAATGTATACGTGAGCCCAAATCTCAATGCTTATGTTAGCCATTTTGGCAATATTGACGATGGGCTAATAAAACGTCTTGCCAAAAAGGTTTATATCCGACTTAAAAAGATTGACACAGACCATATATTCGTGTAAAATACAAGTATTAAATTAATTCACGGAGCGGTGATGGTCAAGATAAAAGAGTTCCCACTTCAAACAGTTTTAGAACTAGCTTGTGCCGCACAGCGAGTTAATAAAACCTATCAAAAAGATTTAGAAGCAGTACACACTAACGGAGACATCTTTGACGGTACAGTGATGTATTACAAATATCCAAATCGTCAACTGATGCTTTTCACACTAGGTGAAGACCATACGCAGTATAACGAAAACTATCTAAAACCTCAATTACTTTGTACCAATTTGGATGATCGTGAATTAGCTAACGATATACAAAAATATTATCGTCGACTGTTGTTTGCGGCAATCCAAGGCGATAACGAATTCCAAACTGAAGTAAATGCATTGTTAAGCAAGGCAGAAACTCCAATTAATAAATTTGGTTTTATTGCCTGCCTCCCAAGTGTTTACAAACGTGACTATGCACGAAATCAAACTGAAAAACTTGTCAAAACTTTAGATAACGAATATGTGGGTTTAATTGGTGAGCAAATTGTGGATAGAGATTGTGAAATTCTTAACTCACAACGCTCAAAAAACTTTGACGCTTGGAACATTGATGCTATAATAGACAATAAGATGGTGTCTTGGTTTAGTCAAACAGACTTAAAGTTAGGACCTTGTGTCGTAATTAAAGGTAAGGTAAAGGACCATAACAAGCATTGGAAATATTCAAATGCAGTAACTAGACTTAACTATGTAAAGGCGGCACAATAAATGGCAGGCAAAGCAAAATCAATGTATCTAACAGTAACAACTTTGGATCATAAAACAGTATTTCATCGTATGTTCTTTAACGCTAAAGAATTTAATGAATATGTTAAGACAGAAGAATTCAAAGCCGAGTGGCCCACAACTGAATATAAGATTGTAAAAGAGACTTATTAAAATGAGCAAAGAAAAACACGTTCCAAAAGTTTTTATCGACGGCGAAACTGCTGCTCGCATTACAGCTCTTACCCTACGTGACTATCGTGCGTATCTTAAGAAAGAATTGAAACAGTGGAAAGCCAATCCAAAAACAGATGATAACCCAGATGGCTATTGGTTGCATCCAGAAGATGTAGCAGGCAATATACGCACTATTTCTGCATTGGATTTGATTATTAGCCATTACTCAGAAGTGCCGGAGATGACATGAACGAAGATCAAGAATTTATAGACTATGAAACGTTTGCTAAACGAATGGAGAAATCTTATCCAAAAATGTTCGAGAGCAAGTATGGTGGATTTTCTGTAGGTAAGGGATGGTATCCAATACTTGAACGATTGTGTCGTAACATTCAACAACATATCGAATGGAAGCAGGAACAAAAAGAAAAGTTTAATCGTGGTGAAGGTTGTCCACAAGTTGTTGTGGAACAGATTAAAGAGAAATTTGGCGGCCTACGTTTTTACTATCGCGGCGGTGATGACAAGGTTGACGGTATGGTACGTATGGCAGAAGCCTGGGCCGACATTGCTTGCGAAGAGTGCGGCGGCATAGGCAAGCGCAGAGGTGGTGGCTGGGTGCGTACATTGTGTGATGTACATGAAGCGGAGCGTAATGCTCGTATTGAAGAACAAGCAAAAAAGGATGGATTAGAACTATGACAGATAAGTTTTTTGAATGGTTTGGTCGTCACCGTAAGACGATTGGATATACTGTTGGCGGAGTGAATGTATTAAACGGTGTTACAAGTCTAGCTCTTGGAGACACATTAGGCGGTATATGTTTCATTGTGCTGGGTTCAGCAATTATTTTTGATTCAAAGGTGTTTAAATGATTACAATTAAAGAATGGATGGAATTGGTTGACTATAAAATTACCGAAGGTAGTGATTATGGTTGGGACTGTTACGGCCCAAACAGTTATAGTCTGGATAGTTGGAATGGCGTTCATGGTACAGGTGGCTATAGTTTCAGTATTGTATTCAGTAATAAGAGCCAAAAGGTTTATGAAGTAAGTGTGTGTGACTACACCAACGACCGTGCATATCGTATGATTAATCCAAAGAATCAAGAAAAGCATCAAAAAGAAGCAGAACATAAAAGTGTACTGGCTAATCAAGCATGGGATGATGTTGATTACGTTGATTTGGATGTGGTAGATGACTTTATCCAAAAGTGTTTGGCTATTAAGGCAGGTGAGGATTATGATACAAGGGTGCAAATACCAGTTGACTTTTCGGATGAAGATCTGTTACAATACATGAAGATGGCACATGATCGAGATATGACCTTTAACGAATTTGTTGAAGACGCATTGCGTAATATGCTTGAAGAGGTTGAGGCAGGTCGCCTTACTAAAGATAATTTACCAGCATTTATAACGGCAAATAAACATGAAGATCAAGTTGGTTAGTGACTTACATTTAGAATTTTCGGATTGTTACATCAACAATGACGAAGGTGCTGATGTATTGATTTTGGGAGGTGACATTTGTATCGCCCAGGATCTACACGATCATCCAGAACCTGCCAATACTGCGGATCAGGCTGCTATTGCCAACGGCACTGGCTTGGGTCGTAGACAAGAAAAGGCACAGCGTTTTAGAGATTTCTTCAAGAGGTGTAGTTTTCAGTTTCCCCATGTGATTTATATCATGGGCAATCACGAATTCTACAACGGCAAGTTCTACGCTGGCATTGATTACATGCGTGAGGAGTGTGCCAAGTATCCTAACATCTATATGTTAGAGCAAGATACAAAGATAATTGACGATGTTGTGTTTGTTGGCGGAACGCTTTGGACTAATATGAACAAACGTGACCCACTCACAATGCATGCCATTGAAGGTATGATGAACGACTTCCGTATCATTAGAAACGACAAGCGTAACTATGCCTGTATGAGTGCGTTGGATGTTGCTATTAGGCACGATAAGACTCTGGGCTACATTAAACTTGTTCTCCAAGAACATCGAGATGCCAAATGTGTTGTGGTTGGACATCACACGCCAAGTTTTCAAAGTTGTCATCCAACGTATGCAAACGATCAATTGATGAACGGTGGTTACCACAGTGACTTGAGTGAGTTCATTTTGGATCAACCACAGATCAAACTGTGGACACATGGTCACACCCATCATCCGTTTGATTATGTTATTGGTGAGACACGAATTGTATGTAACCCACGCGGTTACGAAAATGATGGGTATAGCGAAGATACTGGTTGGGACCCAACTAAAATTTTGGAGATTTAAAATGGCAGAAGAAAAGACAATGACTGTGGCACAAATGTTACGAACAACAGCTCAAAATACATTAGAGCTACTTAATAAGGTAGCTGATCATGTTGAGAAAATTGAACAAGAAAATGCAGAAATGAAACGGAAACTCCATGATGACCTTAAATGAACAAGAATTTGCCCAGTTCAAAACTTGGCTTAAAGAACACTTGTCAGCTGGTGAGGTAAAACTTGTTTTTACCAAAAAAGACGGCACTGATCGTGAAATGACTTGCACTACAAATGATGCACTCATACCAGCTATACCAATTGTGGAAGCTCACGAAACAAATACGGACAACCCAATTGATTTTCCCGTTAAGAAAGAAAAGAAAGTAAATGAGGACGTTATGCCTGTTTATGATTTGGAAGCACAGGGATGGCGCAGTTTCCGTTGGGATAGCGTGAAAGAGGTTAAAATTACAATTGGAGAAGACAGTGAGCAAGATACGCAGCCACAGTGATGTTTGTGATGTTAAGAACGTTACAAGCAATAAAATTGTAGAAGCAGTTGTCCAAGACTTCAAGGAATTAGATACATTATATGTTATAATAAACAAAAGTGTAAAACTTGCCATGAAGTGGAATGGAAGAATATACGAAGGTCGTATGGCTGGTATGGATTTTGTCAGCAACGGTCCTAAAATCTCAGTGATAGAAACTAGCAGTCGAGGATAATATGAAAATTGGATTAAGTTATAGTCGTTGTGTTCGAGACATTGTAAACGGCGTGGTAAACATCAACGATGTATTGGTGCTGATTACTCGCACTGACTTTGATCCCCGTGATGCTGACCAGTGGCAAGACATTTGGGAAGGATACTCAGGAGGTTCGGCTGCAAACTCAATGCGTGGTTTATTTGGAGGAGCAAATCCAGAATGGTTTGGTACTACTGACGAAGATGAAAAAAATTATCGTAGTGTTAGCATTGAACTTTGGGAAACTGGCAAATTACACCAGCCACGCAAATTTGGTGCACATCCTAGTCGTCGTCCGGAAATTTGGCTGGAAGCAGTATTACCTAGCGAAGAACTTTCAAAAAATCCAGCTGCCAAAAAGGCATGGGACAAGTTCCAAACAGTTGCCAGTCTAACTGGTGTTGAATTAGATAAAGATTACAGATAAGGAAAATATGCCAAATTTAGTACCGATGGTCATTGAGACCGAAGCAAAAGGCGAACGTGCATATGACATTTATAGCCGTTTGTTAAAAGACCGTGTTGTCATGCTGGACACGGATGTCAACGAGCACACGTCCAGCTTGTTAGTGGCACAGTTGCTCTTTTTGGAGAGTCAAGGAAATGAAGACATTACTTTCTTTATCAATAGCCCTGGGGGCTCCGTTACTGCTGGCCTTGCTATTTACGATACCATGCAGTTTATCAAACCCGATGTCGCCACTTACGTTATGGGACAGGCTTGCTCAATGGGGTCCTTCCTTGCTCAAGCCGGACACCCGGGTAAACGATTCGTGCTACCCGAAGCACGTACAATGATCCATCGTGTTAGTTCTGGTACTCCTGGAACACGTGGCACTGTACATGTACAGGAACTGGAATTTGAAGATGCCAAGCGTAGTTTTGAAGAATCCAAACGTATTAACGAACGCTTGACTGAACTGTATGTCAAGCACAATACCGCTGGAAAAACCTATGCTCAACTGTACGAAGCTATGAAATTTGACACGTTTTTGAGTGCCAAAGAAGCGGTAGAATACGGTTTGGCTGATAAAGTGATTTCCAAACGCTAATTCGTCTATGCGCTAAATATCTGAATATCACACTATGGAAGGCAAACTCGTGAAAAAGATCGACGAATTCAATGCGCAAGATCGCATAAACATCAAGTTGCTGGACAACGGCGTCCACTTCTTGTTGGGCGAAATTGAGGATGTCAATATAAGTGAAGCTATTAAATGGATTGTTTACGAAAATCTTGATAAAAAACAAGAAAAAGTGCTAACTCTTTATATCAATAGCAGTGGCGGTGATTTATATCAAGCATTTGCTTTAATAGATGTGATGCGGGTGAGTACTCATAAAATACGTACAATTGGTATGGGTAATATTATGAGTGCTGCCTTCTTAATTTTTGCTTCTGGAGAAAATGGTGAACGTTACATTGCTCCAAATACTGGAATCATGTGTCATCAATTCACCGATGGAATGGATGCCAAGTACCACGATATCAAAGCTCAAATGAAAGAGTCCGAATATTGCAACACTAGAATGGTAAACATTCTAAAAGAAGCAACCGGATTGGATACCCGAACTGTTAAAAACAAACTGTTACCAGCATCTGATGTATATTTGACTGCTGATGAATTAATCGAATTGGGCGTAGCCGATCATATTTTCCAAGAAAAAGGTTGACAACCTTGTAGTTGTTTGCTATAATATAGACTAATAAACAACACAATTAGGAAATCAAATGAGCGATCCTTGCTACCGCGTTATTAGTGATTTGGAAAATCATCCAAGTCGTCTCAACAAAGAAGCTATTATTCAAGTCCAAGCTGACGCTGGCAACGATGAATTTTTCGAAGGTTGCCGCTTGGCATTTGATTCAATGATTACATTTGGATTGAAACAAATCCCGGAGAAAAAAGATGAAGACGGCGCTGGGCTACCTTGGGATAGTTTTACTCTCGCTCTTACTGGCTTTGTTACTCGCAATGTCACCGGTAATACAGCGAGGGATATGATACAAGCCATGATGAAATCTGCTACAAAAGCAGAATGGAATGGTTGGTATCGTCGTATTTTGATTAAGGACATGCGAGCTGGTTTTAGTGAAACTACAGTTAATAAGGTAGTAGGCAAAGAACACAAGAAATATATTATTCCTGTTTTTAGTTGCCAGCTTGCACATGACAGCAACGGGCATGAAAGCAAAGTTGCTGGTAATAAACTGATTGAAGTTAAACTGGATGGTGTGCGTGTTATCACTATCGTTCATCCTGATGGTCGTATTGATCAGTTTAGTCGCAACGGCAAAGAGCTTGTGAACTTCCCACACGTCAAAGAGCAAATTGCAAAAGTTGCACATTCCTTTAAAGAAGCAATGGTGTTGGACGGCGAAATTATGTCGTCCAGCTTTCAAGACTTGATGAAACAAGTGCATCGTAAAAGTGATGTACAAAGTACAGACGCTGTTCTAAACTTGTTTGATATATTGACACTTGAAGAATTTGAGAACGGCAAAAGCTCAACCACACAAACCAAACGCAGTCAAGCACTTCAAGATTGGGTCAGTGCTAATCACGAAGCCATGCCCAATGTTAAAGCATTGGCGTTTGAAAATGTTGATCTTGCCACAGCTGAAGGACAGTTGCGTTTTAAAGAAATTAATGCACAGGCAGTGGCTGGTGGTTATGAAGGCATTATGATTAAGGATCCAGAAGCTGGATACGAATGCAAGCGTAGTGTTGCATGGCTAAAATTAAAACCTTTTATTGAAGTTAGTCTAGAAGTGGTAGCAGTGGAAGAAGGAACTGGTAGGAATATTGGAAAACTTGGTGCACTGGTGTGCGAGGGAGAAGATAATGGACAACGAATTGAAGTCAATGTTGGAAGTGGTTTTACAGACAATAATCGCGATACTTATTGGAGCGGGCGTGATACTCTTATCGGAAATATTGTTGAAGTAAGGGCCGATGCTGTCACGCAAAATCAAGACGGCACATACAGTTTGCGATTTCCAAGATTCCTGCGATTCCGGGGATTTGAACTAGGAGAAAAACTATGACGGAAGTTAGTAGGGTAACTGCACAAAATGCAGAAATGTATAGACAGATGGAAGTTAAAAAGTTGGACAAGCGACATGAAGAACTTCGTATAGAGGAGATACGTGTAAAAATGAATCTTAAAAATAACGAAGAAGCAAGAATTGAAATGAATCGCCGGATGAATCGTCCGGGACAAAATGTAGATAGGATGGCATGATGACAAATCCGTTTAGAGATCAAGAAAAATTTATGCGGGCTTGCGACCAAACAGTTGACAAGTTCAATGAACTGCAATACAGTATGTATATCAAGTTGATTGATGAAGAACATCAAGAATTGTTGGAAGCCACACTGTCGGACGATCGTGTAGAACAATTGGATGCGTTGATTGACATTTTGGTTGTTACTATTGGAGCAATCCACAGTGCAGGATTTGATGCAGAAGGTGCATGGAAAGAAGTAATGAAAACTAACTTTGCCAAAGTTGATTACGACACTGGCAAAGTTCGTAAACGTGAGGATGGCAAGGTGTTAAAACCAGTTGGTTGGAAGTCGCCCGAGTTGGCGCAATTTATTAAAGGAGAATGACATGTTTGGAGTAAACTATACAGGTGGTGACGGAACTATTGGATTCCGTAGTGCCAGTGAGATCAATTCAGCAATGGGCCGTGTTTACGGACACATGAGCTTGGCTGTATTGGTTAGTATGATTGTCAGTTACTTTGTGGGCACTAGTCCAGAGTTGCTACAATTCTTTTTTACAGGTGTACTAAAGTGGATTGTGATTTTTGCTCCACTTGCGGCAATTTTTGGTATTAGTTATGTGCTAGGTAACAATCCTAGTAAAGAAGTTGCTCAACTATGCTTGCATGGGTTTGCGGCACTAATGGGATTGAGCTTTGCTACAATCTTTGCCGTGTTCACTATGGGATCAATTGTCAGTGCCTTTATGGGCGCGGCAATCTTGTTTGGTGTAATGAGTGGGTATGGCTACTTTACCAAACGTAGTTTGGAAAGTCTTGGACAGTTTATGTTTATTGGACTAATTGCCATTGTCATTGCCAGCATTGTAAACATCTTTATTGGTAGTACAGTTATGGCAATGGTTATTAGTGCGTTGGCTATTATTATCTTCTTAGGACTCACTGCTTATGATACACAACGTATACGTGAAGAATTAAGTGTAGATGCCAGTCCAGCCGCAGAAGTTAGTGGTGCGTTGACCTTGTACATGGACTTTATCAACTTGTTCCTAAACTTGTTACAGTTGTTTGGTGATAGAAAATGATGCGTGAATATATTAACATTGTTTTGACAGAAAATGCCATTACGCAGTTTGCCAGTTTGGCACACGATGCATGGCGCCGCAATTTTGATCCAACCGGTACAAAGGAAAGAGTTAAAAAGAATTCAGATGGGTCAGAAGGGGACATCAACGTTCCTTTTGATAAACTGCATCCAGATTGGCAAAGAGAAAATTTGGCTGCGGGAGCCGCCGCCGCCGAGGCCGTTGCTAATTTTCCAGACGACATTGAGAAAGCCGCAGAGCATATTCATATTGAATGGATGAAGCGTAACCCCAAAGCTGATTATAATGCGTCACAGCATGTGCCTTATGAAGAGCTACCTGAAGATGAAAAAGAAAAAGATAGAGTTCATGTTAGAACTATGATGAAACTGATGAAAAAATAAAATGGCACATCACACAAATTACTGGAGTTGTACTCCCTTTGCAGACTGGCTTCGAGGCACTAAGAAATTGAGTGCGGGTACTAGCGAAGAGTGGGACAACTGGTCCACTACGGCTCAAATGAAGCACAACTTTCGTTACTGGTTAGCTGAAGAGGGCCTAGGCTATATCCAAGATTTTGTAACTTGGCCTGTTAGAAAGATCTACGATGTTAAGTATTACATCAATAATCGTTGGGTTAGTCGTACTCACAGTCTTACCGCTCATCCTCGTGACATCAAGCCTGGTGCTTGGTGCG